AAGAAAATAGCGCACGGCGGGCCTCCCGTCATGCGCTGGGTGGCAGACAACATCTTCATTCGCACCGATCCTGCGGGGAATATCAAGGCAGATAAGGAAAAATCCACCGAGAAGATCGACGGCGTGATCGCCCTTATCATGGCACTGGATCGTGCGATCCGTTGCGGGAATGATACCTCGGAATCCGTGTATGAGAGCCGTGGTGTGTGGGTGTTTTAGGGCGATCGTATACACGCTTTATCTTCACATATGGCCTTGCTATTTTGCCGATAGTACGGGAATATACACATACCGAAAGGGAAAACCGAAGGAACCAGAAACGGAGGAAAAGAAAATGACGAAGAAGGAAATTGCCGAGATCATCGAGAGCAAGGCCGCCGCGTACGGATTTGCGATGCAGGAAAACACGATGGGCTGGGCGAACGAAAGTGACCGCGACACCTGCATCCGCATCGAGATTCGCAAAGAAACGGATTACGAGAAGACGGATTGGGAAGCCCGCGAGGTTTTCCGAGACATCAAAGCCAATGCCAGCATTTGCCAGATGGGCGGAAATCCCACGCCGGAGGAGCTTTTGAAAGCCGCCGACGAGATTGCGCGGGGCGCGAAATTCACAGCCGACATCAACAGCATGGAGCTTTCCTGCATCGAAATCTTCTAAGCTGAAACGACGGAGCACCGCTCGAAAGGGCGGTGCTCTTGCTCTCATCATCTTCTGTGTTAAGGCTTTTTCATACCGTTTTGGAAATGGAGGTTTCCATGAGCTTCTTCACAAAACTCTTTCGTTCGCGGGACAAGCCCAGAGATTATCTTGGCGGCTTGTCCTTTTTGTTTGGGCAGACAGCGGCGGGTAAGGCGGTCAATGAGCGGACGGCAATGCAGACGACGGCGGTCTATGCCTGTGTCCGTATTCTCGCGGAGTCCATCGCAGGGCTGCCGCTTCACGTCTACGTCTACAAAGGACAGGGCAAGGAGCGCGTGCCGGAGCATCCGCTGTACTTCCTACTCCACGATGCGCCGAATTCCGAGATGACGAGTTTCGTCTTTCGTGAGACGCTTATGGCGCATCTCCTCCTGTGGGGAAATGCCTACGCACAAATTTTGCGGGATGGCAGGGGCAATGTTCTCGGACTCTATCCGCTTCTCCCGGACAAGATGGAGGTCAGCCGTGACAGTCGCACAGGTGAGCTTTACTACACCTACACGAGAAGCACGGAGGAGAATCCGAATTTTGCGGACAAGGGGCAGATTCGGCTGCGGCGTGAGGATGTGCTCCACATTCCGGGACTTGGATTTGACGGTCTTGTGGGTTATTCTCCCATTGCTATGGCAAAGAACGCCATCGGCATCGCGCTTGCAACGGAGGAATACGGCGCGGCGTTCTTCAAGAATGGTGCGCGTCCGGGCGGCGTACTGGAACATCCGGGTGTCCTCAAAGACCCGTCGAAACTGCGAGAGAGTTGGCACGCCGTCTACGGTGGTACGATGAACACGGGCAGGATCGCCGTCCTCGAGGAGGGTGTGAAGTATCAGCAGATTGCCATACCGCCCGAGGAGGCACAGTTTCTTGAGACGAGGAAGTTTCAGATCGACGAGATCGCACGACTTTACCGTGTACCGCCGCATATGGTCGGGGATTTGGAGAAATCCTCGTTTTCGAACATCGAGCAGCAGTCCTTGGAGTTCGTCAAATACACGCTGAATCCGTGGGTCGTGCGTTGGGAGCAGTCGCTGCAGAAAGCACTGCTGACGGACAAGGAGCGGAAGGATTACTTCATTCGCTTCAACGTGGACGGTCTTCTGCGCGGAGACTACAAGAGCCGTATGGAGGGATACGCCATCGGGCGGCAGAACGGATGGCTCTCGGCAAACGACATCCGCAGTCTTGAGGACATGAACCCCATCGAAGCGGACGAGGGTGGCGATCTCTATCTCATCAACGGGAATATGACGAAACTGAGGGACGCAGGGCTGTTTGCCGCTAGGCAGAAGGGAGTAAGTGATGAAACGTAAATTTTGGAACTGGGTACGGAACGAAGGAGAGAAGCGAACCCTTCTCCTCGATGGTGAGATTTCGGATGAAACGTGGTGGGGCGATGAGGTCACGCCCCAGATGTTTCGCTCTGAGCTGAACGCCGCCGAGGGAGATATTGACCTCTGGATCAACTCACCGGGCGGCGACTGTTATGCAGCGGCACAGATCTACAATATGCTCATGGAGTATAAGGGGAATGTCAATGTCAAGATTGACGGGATTGCCGCTTCTGCCGCATCCGTCGTTGCGATGGCAGGATCAACGGTTGAGATTTCGCCCTTGGGGATGTTAATGATCCACAATCCGATGACCATTTCCATCGGAGACACACATGAGATGGAACGGACAATTACGTTCCTTGCCGAGATCAAGGAGAGCATCATCAACGCCTACGAGATCAAGACGGGGCTGTCCCGTGCGAAGATTTCACGGCTGATGGATGCCGAAACGTGGATGAACGCAAAAAAAGCCGTGGAGCTTGGATTTGCAGATTCCGTACTCTATGCGGACGTTCAGCGTCCTGTGACCGATACGGCAGACGGGCTGATTTTCTCTCGTGCCGCTGTCACGAACTCTCTGCTCTCGAAATTCGGGCAGGGAACGCAAAATACTAATGTCGATGCAGGGCCGTTTAAGAAGCGGCTCTTTTCTATTTCACATTAACGGAGGGAAAAAGATCATGGATAAGATCATGGCAATGCGCGAGAAGCGTGCGGAAATGTGGGAACAGGCAAAGCAGTTTCTGGATTCTCACGAAAAGGACGGGCATCTCACAGCCGAAGATGCCAAGGCATACGAGCAGATGGAGAATGAGGTACTTGCACTTGGCAAGGACATTGAGCGCATGGAGCGTCAGGCGATTCTCGACGCGCAGCTCGCAAAGCCTGTCACGGCGGCGATTACCAATATGCCAGGGGCAGGTGCAGGATTGTCTCCTGAAAAGACAGGTCGTGCAAGCGAGGCATACCGTGCAGCGATGCTCAAAGCGCTTCGCACGAACTTCCGGCAGGTGGAGAACGTTCTGCAGGAGGGCGTGGATGCAAACGGCGGCTATCTCGTTCCAGAGGAATACGATCAGCGTCTCATTGACGTACTCAGCGAAGAGAACGTCCTGCGCCCGCTTGCGACGGTGATTACCACAAGCGGGGAGCACAAGATCAACATCGCCGCCACCAAACCTGCGGCATCGTGGATTGAGGAGGGAGCACAGCTCACCTTTGGTGAGGCAACCTTCGACCAGATCGTCCTCGACGCGCACAAACTCCATGTCGCAGTCAAGGTGACGGAGGAACTTCTCTACGATAACGCCTTCAACCTTGAGAATTACCTCATCGAACAGTTCGGCAAGGCACTGGGCAACGCAGAGGAGGACGCGTTCCTCAATGGCGACGGAACGCACAAGCCGAAGGGTCTTCTCACCTCGGCAAAGACATCCGTTACCACGGCGGCAGCCGATCTCAAGGCGGATGAACTCGTGACGCTCGTCTACAGTCTCAAGCGTCCCTACCGTAAGAATGCGGCGTTCATCGTCAATGACCAGACGCTTGCAAGCATCCGCAAACTCAAGGACGCGAACGGCGCGTATTTCTGGCAGCCGTCGTACCAGATGGGCGAACCCGACCGTCTGCTCGGCTACCCTGTGTACTCCTCGGCATATATGCCGGCTGTCGCAGCGGGCAAGACCGTCATTGCGTTCGGCGACTACTCCTACTACAACATCGGGGATCGCGGCCCCCGTGCGCTGCAGGAACTCAAGGAACTGTTTGCGGGCAACGGCATGGTCGGCTACGTCATGAAGGAGCGTGTGGACGGGAAGCTCGTTCTTGAGGAAGCCGTGCAGACACTCAAGATGAAGGGCTGATGTATGTTTGCGGCAAAGAGGGGAGGTGGTTCTATGCTTGTGCCGCTTGCAGTAGTCAAGCAGTATCTGCGGATTGACGGGGATGAGGAGGACGATCTCCTCACACACTTCGCGGAAACGGCAGAACAGATTTGTACTGCATTACTGCGTGTGAAGAAGCTGTCCAAGGTTGAAGATCAGGCCATTGTGCGCGTTGCAATCCTCTACGCCGTGTCCTATCTCTATGAACACAGAGAGGAAGCGGATCACAGAGGGCTTGCCTTGACACTGCGGTCTCTTCTCTTCGGTGTGCGGAAGGAGGTCTTTTAGGTGAGGGTGTCCATGAGCGAACTGCGTCACCGAATTTCCATTCTGCGTCCTGTAACGGATACGGACGATGAGGGAAATATCCTCACGCAAACAACGCAGGAGATTGCAAAGGCATGGGCGCTCGTTCTGCCCTTTGCGGCAAAAATCTCCGACGGTTATGCGGAGAAAGTGCAGGAGGTGGATTACCGCATTGTGATCCGTTACCGTATGGATGTGCGTGTGACGGATCATATCCGTTGGGGAGACAAAACACTTACGCCAACTGCGCCCCCCTATCCGCTCGGCGGGAAGAAACGATGGCTTGTTCTGGAATGCAGGGAGTTGGTGGAAGATGGCTAGATACCGAGGTTTCGTTTCTGCTGAGAAAATATTGTCAGAGCTTGGCGCGGAGGCGACGGCTGCGGCAAAGGAAGCCCTCGCACACGGTGCGGACGATGTGGTCGCAGAGGCAAAGAACCGCTGTCCCGTCTATACGGGAACAGATAAGCGTGTCATCAAGGGCGCACTCCGTGACTCCATCCACAAGCGACTGCGCAGAAAAGACGGCTCTGTTTGGAGGATTGCGGCGGATGCAGAATCGCAGGATGGCGTATTCTACGGCGTGCTCGTTGAGTTCAGCCCGCGCATCAATCGTCCGTTTCTCTATCCCGCGCTCGATGCCAAGAAGGACGGCATTCGTTCTGCCATCGTCGATGCCGTGCGTACGACGATTCGGAGGCGAGGGAAATGAGTGTTGCCAAGATGGTGTATCAGGCACTTGTGCGCTCACGGGAGCTGACGCAGCTTCTCGCTCACGGGAAGAAGGGCATCTACCACGGGCGTAGTCCCGATGCAGGGACATATCCTATCATCGTCTATTCGGTGATCTCGGATGTTCCCGCACTCTCGGCAGACGGCGCGGAACTGGAACGGTGTGTAACGGTGCGCAGCCACATTCTGACGAAGGACGGACGGTTTCGGGAGATCCATCGAGCCGTGCAGAATGCGCTCCTGCCGCTCGGCTTTGTCCGTGCACAGACGCAGGAACTGACAGAGAAAGATATTTTCGTTGAAATCACAGATTACAGAACAGCAATGGAGGGAGAATAAAATGCCAAGTCCAACACCAACAGGAAAGCCCGCAGGGAATCTTACAAGCGGGCAGTTCATCAACATCCAGAAACTTCATATCGCCAAGATGCTCACCGATGCGGCAGGAGGGGCGGCGACCTATGAGGCTCCGATTCCGCTTGGAAAACTGCTCCGCAAGGTGGACATCAAGCCGCAGACGAATCAGGCGGAACTTTTCGCCGACGGGCAGTCCGTGGATACAGCGTCGAATACCGCATCCTACGATCTGACGTTTGACACGGCTGCTTTGCCGCTTGAGTATGTCGCGTATCTCCTTGGACACAGTATCGAGAACGGCGTAATGAAGGCGGGCAAGGACGATGTCGCTCCGTACTTCGCCGTCCTCTTCCAGTCGGATAAGCGCAACGGCAAGAAGAGATACACCAAATTCTACAAAGTCCAATTCACGGAACCCTCCGAGAGCGGCAACTCGAAGCAGGAGAGCATTCAGTTCGATACGCCGACGCTCACGGCAAAGGCGATCTACCGCCTCTCGGACGGGCTGTCCTACGCCAAGGCGGACGAGGAGGCAGCGGGCTTTGCCGCAGAGACAGGCTCGAAGTGGTACGAGCAGGTCTGAGGGAGGACATGATGGATACGCCGAAACTGCATATTGCGGGCAGGGAGATCACGCCAAACCCTCCAAAGATGAAGGTCTGGCGCACGTTCCTTGCCTTTTTTGATGCCGACAAACAGGACATGAATCTTGAGGACTTCTTGGATGCGCACATCCGACTGATTGTCCTTGGATTCGGCAGGGATGAAGTGACACGAGAATCCGTGGAGGAGAATGTAGATGTTGCGGACATTGTGCCGCTCACACGAGCACTCTTTCGATGGATTCAGTCACTGACCTTCTCCAAATTGGTGAACCTCCCAAACGGGGAGACGGGGAAAGAGGCGTAGTTCTTTCTCCGTACCAGAATTTACTGCGCTATTACGAGCGACTGCAGTCCGCCTATGGGTGGACGATGTACGAGGTTGATTCGCATGAGATTGTGTTCCTGCTCGATCAGCTTGTGATAACGGCGATCTGCGAAGAAAGATTGTCCGAGCGATTTATTGACGACGTGATGTAGGGAGGGGATAGGGTGGCAAAGCGCGGACAAAAGATTGATGAACTCTATCTCGACATCGGTCTCAACATTGCACAGCTGCAGCTGGATTTTGACACGGCAGGAAAGACCGTCTCGGATTCCATCGCAAGGCTGAACAGCAAGGCAAACAACATTCACCTGAAACTCGATGCCGACCTTGCCAAACTCGACCGCGTGGGTACGGAACTCGACAAGATCAAGGTGCGTCATCAGGCGATCAACCGAGAACTGGATATTCAGCGGCAGAAAGAACAGATTCTTGCCGCCGTCCTCAAATCCGCAAAAAAGAATGATGGCGCGGACAGTGCGTCCTATCGCCGTGCCGAGAGCAATCTCCTGCGTCAGCAACGAACCGTCGCACAGACCGAAGCCGAGGTGCGGAAACTGAATAACCGCCTAAAAGAAAGTGCGGTTCTCTCCGGTACACTTGGCGGGCGCATCTCCGCAGGGATGACGGCGGCACAGGCGGGGGTCAAGAATCTCACGAGCGGATTCAATGTCCTCTCGGCAAAAATGGCCGCAGTTATGGCTGTTGCTGCAACAGGCGCGGGGCTGTTCAATATCACGAAAGATGCGATGCTTGCGGGCGAGAACGTCTACAAACTCACACAGCGGCTTCACGTCTCTGCGGGGGAGGCGGCGACACTCAATCGGGTGTTTCAGCTTGCGGATACGGATATCAAGAGCATTATTCCGCTGATTGCCCGTCTGGACAAACAGGTATCCGCTGCAGGAGAGAGCGGAAATGACACATCTCGCGCACTCTCGCGCTTTGGCATTGCGCTCAAAGATCAGCAGGGAAATCTCCTGCCTCTGAATGAGCAGCTGGCGCAGCTTGCCAAAGGCTACAAGACCGCAAGCGAAGCTGGCATGGAGGAAGCGTATACCGCAGAAGTCCTTGGTGCGCGTGGTGCGGCACTCATTCCCATTCTCGAACAGTATGACGATCTCATGACCATTTCGGCGCGTGTCAAGACCACGGGACTGCTCGACCCGGCACAGGCGCACGAGACATACCTCAAATGGCGCGAAATGGAGATGGAGGCGGGACAGCTGAAACTTGCCCTCGGCGCGGCACTCCTTCCTGCCGCCGAAGAACTCATGCCGGAGATCAATGACGGCTTCGAGTCTCTTGTTGAAACGATTCGCGACAACAAGGACGAGATCAAAGATGCCGTGCTCGGATGGGGTGAAGCACTCAAGACCGTTGCAGAACTTGCGGGCTTTGTTGGGGAACAGATTCATACGGTCAATGAACACGCAGAAGCGAATTCGTGGCTCATGAAGAATCATCCTGTGGCATCTCCGCTGATTGCTGTTCCGTTCCTCGGCGGTACGGTTCTCGACGCTCTCTATGGGGACGAATACAAGCAATATCTGGAACAGCAGAAGATTGCCAAAGAGAAAGCGGCGGCAGAGGAGAAGGCGCGTGCCGAGGCGGAGAAGAATGCCAAGGCGCAGGAGCAGAATGCCAAAGCTGCGAAAATCCGTGCGGCGGCAGAGAAAGATGCTGCAAAGACGGTCAGCGAGTCTGCAAAGGCGACCGCACAACTGACGGACAATTTATATACACTGACACACACGGGCATCCAGAACAGTATTCATGCACTGGATCGTGAATCCTTTGAGTTCTTTCAGAAGGGCGCAAATCCGCATCTGATCGACGAATACCGCTTGGCAAAGGAAGCGAAGATTTATTCCGACTTTCAGCGGGATGTTGTGGACAAGGCGAATGCGCTCTATAAGACGGATCTCCAAAACAAGCTGGATTCCATCGCCCGCGAAGCCGATGCCTTCCGGCAGAAGGGCTTGGACGAACTCCAAACACAGGCGTGGCTCAATGAGAGCAAAGCGCGAGTGATGGAGCAATGGGAACGGGATGTTGCATCCAATATTGACTCCATCTGGAAAACCGAGCTTGAAAACCGTCTTGCGGAGATCGAGCGCGAGAAAGAAGCGTGGGTGCAGAAAGGTCTGGACGAGGTCGAAGCGACACGTTGGGCGGAGAAGCAGAAAGTCGATGCCAAACGCAACGCCGCTCTGGAAGTCCTCCGCTCCCAGAAAGAGGAACTGCAGGTGTTCAAGAAGTCCGGGCAGGTCGGGCTGATGGAATACCTTCGCAAGAAGAACAAGTTCACGGCAGAGGATCTGGGGCTGACACCGGAACTCTTGCAGCAGTTTCAGTCCGGGCGTAAATGGGCGATGGAGAATCTCCTGCCGAATTTTGCTCCCGAGAAGCGTGAGGACAGTTCCCGCATCCGTGTGAATGGGCAGGAGTTCTCATACGCACAGATGATGGCAGGATTGGGGAAACAGGTGCAAAGCATCCAAACTGCGGGGCAGAGTGCTTCACAGCAGCATATTCAGTCCGTACCCTCCATGACGGACAATCGCCAGATTCATGTGCAGGTGCATATTGAGAATGCCGTCACGGAGGATAATGAGGGAATGCGTATGCTTGCCGATCATGTCGCCAACCGCATCCGTCCTGCCGTTGAAAATGCCCTAGGGGGTGATTCCAATTCATATTCACATTGGTGAGGTGCGGACATTATCCGTTGAAAACTGGGAGATCGTTCCCGACGACCGTCAGCAGCTTTTGGAGATTGTCGGCGGAGCGGTGGTTCAGGATTTCGGGCATATTGCAGAGGGCGACCGCATTTCCTGCGCCGTTGTTGTGACTGCAGCCGACTGGGAGAAAATCAAGGGCTACTGGGACAGCCGTGCAATGGTGTCCGTAACGGACGAGGGCGGGAACATCCTGCCCTCTATGCGTGTTGTGGTGAAGTCCTACGAGTACGTGGCTCATTTCCCGAAGGTATATAAACTGTCTCTGGAATTTTGGAGGGTGTGACAATGGCAGAACTCTTGCATATCTATATGAACAATCCAACCGAGGGCGGCAAGGACGGAACAGAGGTCAGCTCCGGTACGGAACTCTCTCCGATCTCCGTCCTCCTCGATGCGGGCAAGGGCGAGCAGAAAGCCGTCAAATGTGCCGTGCGCTGCGAGAGCGGCTTCCACATCGACGGAGCCTTGACGATCAAATTCATTGGCGATCATGCGGATAAGTGGAAAGCGGCAATCAATAACGGATACACGACCGAGACCGCATTGGAGTCCGCCGAGTGGAAGGATGTTATTTCACTGCAGAACGTCCGCGACACGAATACTGTATTCTGGGTCAAGGCACTCAGCAGTGCAGATGAGCCGCCACAGCAGGATGTGAGCGTGGACATTCAAGCAGAGGGGCTCCTAGTCTCGAATTGAGGAGGTTTGTATGGCGTTCAAATATATCAATCCGGGCTATGCGGAGCTGCTTTCGGTTCGTGGCGGCACAACGGTGACGGGGGAGCAGTACAGTAAAACGGGAGTGTCATTCTGGCAGCCGACCAGTGACAAAGGGCTGATGATTTCAGAATTCCCTGCAGAGCTTTACGGGAAACTGGATCTGTACTTCAAAGCACCGGAGAATGCAGACCGTGCCAAACTTACCCTTGCAATTGGAGGCTACATCATCGTTAGTGCGGAAACGTCCTGGAGCAGGTGGCGCATGAAGGGAGACAACAATAACGATACCATTGCCACTTCCGACAGCATTCGCGTAAATGCAGTCAATACCTTGTGGTTCCGCGTCAAACCGGGGCAGAACAATGACGGTATCTTTCGGGCACTTCTGAACGAACGTGAGGTTTGCAACAAGCAGGACTGCTCTTTTTGGTACGCCTACAGTTCCAGTGAAAAGACCATAACGCTTTACAGCAGAACAGAGGACGTCCTTATCTCGAATCTCATCCTCTCGGATGAGGAGATCAGCCCACGGGAACAGGTTATCATGCTGCCCGTCCAAGCGACACAGACGGATATGACCGATTGCGGGGATGGAAGCTATGAGGCGACGGCTGCGAATCAGGAGATTCTGCAATCTGTGGATACCGCGTCACTTATCACGCAGTACGGAGCGGACTCGCGTGTGACGGGGATTTCTCTTCTCGGGAATCCTGCCTACCGCACGGCAGAAGGGCTGTGTGCTTTGACGGCGATTGAAAAGAGCGGCGGGAATATCACGGAATACGGAAGGCACATTGTAGAGCAGAATCCGACTTCCGTTGTCATGGACGCACGATCCGCCTCTATGACGATTGCAGAACTCACGGGACAGCAGTTCGGATGGAGAGCGGGGACATGAGCATCAAGCTGAAACCTGCTGTCTGCATTTCGTGGCTGCCGATGGGGCGTATTCACCTAAAACCGATTATATACGCCACGGTGATTCCCGTGTTTCGTCAATCCGTGCAGGTCAGCGGAGATACGTCGCGCAGCCTCAACACATCCATCGCCATGCGTGCAGATACCCTGCGCGATATTCGGATCATCAAGAAAATTACGGTAACGAGCGACACACAGCGGCGCATTGGTCGCTGTGGTACGGTTCTCGTAGATACGAAGCGAATTCTCGTCAAGCAGTCGCGGATTCTTGCAGATACGAGGATAGAGATTCCTCATACACTGACCTATGCAGAGTTTAGAGAGCGCGGCATTCGCTCGTTCTCCGTGATGCTCGGCGAACTCAGTCTCTCGGATAACATTCAACTCGAAACGGTGAATCCTCTCTCCATTGGCGTGTGTGTTGAGGGGCGGGTGATGGATTATGCCTTCCGCTTTCTCGTCGAGGAAACGAGTCAGCGCGGCATCGTGCAGTCCGTCAAGGGGACGTACAGTAAGGACACGCTCCTCTACACACCCCTCCATATCTATGTGGAGCGGGCAAAGGTGTCGCGCTATGCGGCGGAAATTGCATCGGCACTCGGGCTTCGGCTTCATCGTCTGACCGATGATTTCACACCGTCGCAGAACTTCGAGGGGAGTGGAATGACGTATCATGACTTTATCGCGGCTCTTTTCGGATGGACGGCAAAACTGCCGCAGCGTCAGATCAACGTCTTTATTCGAGGAGATACGCTCCATATAATTCAGCGCGGTATGGAGGAATCCGTGGTCGATATTACGAACTGGCCGCACGCGCAGCCGACCATCGAGCGGAAACTCCTGCGCTCCGTCTGGCACAGCGCGAACAACAATCATGAAAGTGGAGCGCACAACGAGGAGGATACCGCTCCCGTTCCCTTCACGGGTACGATTTCGTTCAAAGAGATCAGCAGAACCTACGCCAACGGTTTTCTCGTGCGCGAGACGAATGAGAACGGCTACAGCACCTATGCCTACGATGGGGAATACCTCGCAGAGAAGCGGACACACAATGTGGACGGCTCGACAAGCCGTACGGATTACGCCTATGCTTCCACAGGTCGCGACGTGTATCTCTTCAAGGAATGGGAGCGTACCACTGAGGCAGTCAATGACGGAAAGAAGCATACGGAATATGACTGGGAGGATTGGAGTCGTGAGAAGGGGACAGAGCGCATCACCTACCATGCGCCGCTCGGCTACGGATGGTATGCGACCACGGTCTATGTGGATGGCGTGCTTGAGGGGAGCAGTTTATCGCAGGGAAAACCCGGCGGCAAGGCGAGTCAGTTCACCGTCGAGCAGTCGAATCTGAGCCTTGGCGCTCATTACGCCAGTGACGATACGCTGCCGTATTCCTCGCTCATCGACACCGAGTTTCCCGTTGTGGGCGCGGAGTATTTACAATTGCTGACGAGAGAGATCGAATGGCTCAACCGCAAGACGCAGGAGACAGTTACAGTGGAGATTCGCGCACGGATTCAAAACGGCATCTCGGACATTGACCACATTGTCGATTTCACTGAACGTATCCGATTTGAGGGGCATGAGTATTTCTTGCAGTCGAACACGGTGGAACTTACGCCGCGTCTTTTGCGGCAGACCATCAAGATGGTGAGGTGGTACGGATGAACGGCATTCTTGGACTTGCGGCAGCAATACGGGCAGGGATAAAGAATTCGCAAGTTGGTGAGTCACAGGCTCAGCGCGGAAGGATTCAGAATGGACGTGTTCATATCGGCGAGCGGTCGTATCCCTTCCGTGTGGTAGTGGACTGCAACACCAGTGACGGAAGTCTTGTGTGGGTACAGATTTCTAGGGGCGGTACCGCCGTCATCGTGGGAGCGTGATGTATATGCACAGGGCGAAAGTAAAAGCTGTGAGCGGGAATCGGGTGCTTGCCGATGGCACGTGGCTCATCTGCATTGGGAATCGCTCCGTTCGGGAGGGCGAATGGATCTGGACGGATGGTCGATGCGTCTACGGACATGAATCCGAGGGTGGCAGCTGCTATGTTCCGACGAATGTTCTTTCCGGCATACCGCTCCTCCAAGTGAAGTGGACGGATCACAAAGAGCAGATGCGTTATCGGTATTATGCAAAGGGGAAACTTCACGATCTGGGATTTGGCAAAGACGGTGGGTGGATGGTCAATCACGGCGACCACTTTTCCTTTATGAGGACGGAGATTCTCGATACTGAGATGGATGAACAGGGAAATGTCTACACGCTCGGGTATGCAAACGTCCTTGTGGATTCTATTACCGGAATAGAGCATCATAATGGCATCTCCCATGTCAGGCGCAACGGAAAGATCATCGCCACATACGATCTTGAGAAGGCATTTGGCACTCCCCCCGTAGACGATCCGTATGACCACTACACTTGCCAACCACTCGAAGGACGGGTGGATCAGCAAGGCAGATTTAAATTGCTCATATGGCATCAAGTATCGCGGAAGCTGTGGGATGGGACTTGGATCAGCTCCGAGCGCCATGTGGTCTTTGACGGCACGAACATCGAACCGTGGAGCGAGGAATCCAAAACATCGTGGAAAGATCCTGTTACCGGTGAAACACAACGATCTCACACAAAATGGATTGCACCGGATTACAGTGTCCGCTTTCCCATCTATGACGGGATGTATATGCTTTTGCCGAGCGATGGGAATTTTATGGGGGGCTCTGGCAAATGCAGCACGCCCATCTATAATGCGCAGGACAAACTGATCATGAAGATTGATACACATGCGGGCGGACGTGTGAATATCTGCCCTTTGGATCAAGGGAAATATCTGGTCAGCATGGTGTCCAGTTCCATCTTGGGGAATGAGACATCTGAACTGTACTTATGGGAAGAGGGAAAACTGACGCATCTGATGCGTGGCTGTCTGAACCGCCGTCTGCGCAGGATGAATCATCTGGGGAAATGGAAAAAAGAAGGAGGTATTTGATGATGGATCAGATTTTGACAATACGCCTTTATGCGGCGGGCATTGGTATCGTGGTTGGGGAGTTTCTTGGCAGCTTCGACGATCTGCTTTATGCACTCGTCGTATTCGTGGCGACGGACTATGTTACGGGAGTTCTCCGTGCGATTGTGGAGAAGAATCTATCCAGTGCTATTGGCTTCAAGGGAATCTGCAAGAAGGTCTGTATCTTCACCCTTGTCGGCGTGGCGAATGTCCTCGATGTCCACATCATCGGCAGCGGATGTGTCCTGCGCTCTGCCGTAATCTTCTTCTACATCTCGAATGAGGGGATCTCGATCATCGAGAACGCAGCACGGATGGGGCTTCCCGTTCCGCAGAAATTGCAGGATATGATGCACAGCCTTAAAGATCAATAATTCGTTTAACCTTAACGCCCGGCGGATGACCGTCGGGCTTTTTATATTGGCGTAATTGTACTTAATACAGAAATTTTTGTCCGTAGGGGTGACCAAAAGAGCCGTTTTTGTCTGCTGTTCCATGAAGGGAGATGTTGAAATGAGCAAGGAAGAAGGACTTCGGGAAATGACGTATCAGATGGTGATGCGTGCTTCATGG